ATTAGTAGACAATGCTAGCGATGAAGAAGACGGCGAATACTAAAATGAAAACATTACGTGAATATATCGAGCAACTGACTGAACGTAGTCAAGTTGACCCAGAAACACAAAATATGCTAACTATTGCTAAAGCAAGATATCCGCAGGCACAAGGTGATGATCTTAGTGCATTGGCTACATTAGTACGTAGATCAAACAAACATAGTATGGCCGATATTAAAACACTTGGTGCAGAAAATGATGCAGAAGAAGCAGATATTGACCAATTAGAAATTGAAAATAACAGCGAAGATATGGCAATTGATGCAAACAGTCACAAACTCGATACACTTGATAATGAATTAACTCAATTGCGTAAACAAATAGCTACACTAACAGGTAGACACTAGTGAAAATTAATGAAATAATCACTGAAGGGCATGCTGGTGCAATACCCGATAATGCTAAAAACTCAAATACAGGTGAGTGGAAATTCCGTGACAAAGGTGGGTACGATCGTACTTACAATTTAAATCGTGTCATGATGGCAGCTGCAATGTCAGATGGTTCTGGTAAACCAGTTGAAATGGACCAATCAAGTTGGGTTGAGAAGTTTAACCTTGCTCGCCCATATACAGAAGCAGAACACGGCATGATGAAATCTGCTATGAAAACCGTAGATAGCGAATACGAAGAAACTGAAAAAGATCATAAAAGTAAAGAAGATGATGATGTGCATAAAAACAGTTCAGTTCCGCACAATGCTGGTGCAAAGCGTAACAAGCCAAAGAACTAATGATCAAACAATATCGCATTAGAGCACAAGATTACACAGAGGCTTTGATACCTGATGCGATACTTGATGTAAACGACCCAGCATATACAATCACAAGCGTAACAGATGTAAATCAACCAATGACACTGTCTAATTTTATAACAGCACACAATATTAATACAACTCCATCACAAGATAAGTAATAGTATGGCTAAATCACTTGAAGGCGTACTTGTAAAACGTGCGCACCAAACAGAAACCTTTACCGAAGAACAAATTTTAGAATTTGCTCGTTGTGCTGACCCTATTACTGGGCCAGAATACTTTATGAGTAATTACTTTTACATACAGCATCCTACTAAAGGTCGTATGTTGTACCAACCATTTGATTATCAAAAACGTTTAATTGAAACATATCACAACTATCGTTTTAGCATATCATTAATGCCGCGACAAACAGGCAAATCAACATCTGCCGCCGGCTACTTGCTATGGTACGCTATGTTTGTACCAGATAGTACTATCCTAATTGCCGCACACAAATACACAGGTTCACAAGAAATTATGGCTCGTATACGTTATGCATACGAGTTGTGTCCTGACTTTATACGTGCTGGTGCTACAAGCTACAACAAAGGTAGTATAGACTTTGAAAACGGCAGTAGAATCAACTCATCGACTACAACAGAAAATACCGGCCGGGGTATGTCTATTTCATTATTATATTGCGATGAGTTTGCGTTTGTGCGCAGTACCATTGGCCGTGAATTCTGGACTTCTATTAGTCCTACACTAGCAACAGGTGGTAAATGTATTATCACATCAACACCTAATTCAGATGAAGACCAATTTGCTACCTTATGGAAAGGAGCCAACAAATGCATCGACGAATTTGGCAATGCCACTGAATTAGGAGTTAATGGGTTTAAATCATTCCGTAGCTTCTGGCGCGAACATCCGGATAGAGATGATAAATGGGCCGCAGAACAGCGTAGTCAATTAGGTGACGAACGTTTCCGTCGTGAAATGGATTGTGAATTTATTATCTGGGATGAAACATTAATTAACCCAGGCCACCTAATTGAAATGTCTGGTATTGACCCAATTGAACGACAGGGCCAGATACGTTGGTACAAAAAGCCAAGCCCAGCAAATACATATATGGTTGCATTAGACCCAAGTTTGGGTACAGGTGGTGACCCAGCTGCAATACAAATATTTGAATTGCCTAGCTTTATACAGGTAGGCGAATGGCAACACAATCGCACACCAATACAGCAACAGATTGGTATACTTAGAGAAATCACACGTTACCTAGCAGAAACAGTGCCAGTGAACAATATATACTATAGTATGGAAAACAATACAATTGGTGAAGCGGCACTAATAACAGTAGCAGAAATGGGCGAAGAAAACATCAAAGGAACATTCTTAAATGAGCCTAAGAGTATGGGCTCTGGCAGACGCTATCGTAAAGGATTTAATACTACAAACAAAAGCAAAATATCAGCTTGTTCTAAGTTAAAAAATCTAATAGAAACTAAGCGTATGACCATTGCTAGTAAGAACTTAATATCTGAATTAAAGACATTTGTTGCTAGTGGCTCTAGTTTTGCTGCCAAACCCGGCGAAACAGATGACTTAGTAATGAGCTTAGTGTTAATAGTGCGCATGGCAATGCTATTGCAAACGTATGATGCAACACTTGATAATGCAATGCGTGATACACTGGATGATTTCATCGAGCCTATGCCATTTATTAGTGTTGCATATTAGATTAGATGGCTATTAGCATAAATAATACTATGAGAATAAAAAAATGCGCGAAATAAACAAGATATCTGATGCACTATTTGAAAAAATCCGCGACAGGTTTGATGATGTTACTTTAGGCGACGAAAACGCTAAAGCAACACAAAAGCCAGAAGATGCACGGTTCTTCAACTTTGATTATACAGTCGATGGTAACAGTCACGGCAACATAACAATTAGTGTCATTGACGAAAATTCACTTAAAGTATACTTTAGTAAAAACATCAGCAGTGATTTAGATGACGAAGAGAAAGCAAAATGGTATGGTTTCTTAAGAGAGCTACGTGAGTTTGCTAAACGTAATCTATTGAGCTTTGAGCCACGTGATATTACACGTAGTACACTAAAACACCGTGACTTACAACAAGTAAGCAACTCAGACAGTACGTACACTAAAGATGAAGTAATTGGCGAAAGCAGATTACATGGTACAAGTCGTAGCAGTTACGAGCAAGACGGCGATGTAAAGATTATTGTACGTCACAGCGATAAAGTAGACCCAGAGCAACGTGGCGCACGTAGTCGTAAAATTAAAGCTCTATTCATCGAAACAGCAGATGGCGCACGTATTAAACTACCGCACAACAACTTAAAATACGCACGTGCAATGGCACAACACGTATCACAAGGTGGTGAAGCTGGTGATGACTTTGGGCAACATATTACTAAGATAGCAGAAGAATGTGGTAAACTACGCCCGTTTAAATCAGCAATGGTGCGTAGAACATTTGAAGATGCTGAAACACAATCAATGGCAGAAGCCGCATTTGAATACCACGGCTTGCTAAACAATACACTTAAAAAAATGGGTGGACGTAAAGGATACGCTGCTTGCAAAGAAAGTTTTGTAGCAGATGATGTTTTAATGGATGAATTTGATGTTGATGCATTGCGTGAACGCTTTGTTAAACGATCATTTAATGATAGAATGGAAGAAGCACTACCAATTGTACAAAAGGCATATAATATGAAAAAATCTAATAACTTCGCACAACAATTTGAAAACTGGGCTAACACAGTAAGTGAAGGCACATGGGCTACACCAGACACTGAAGAACAAGTTTCTGAATTGACTGAATTGCTAATGGAACCACTTCCGGTAGGAGTTGATGCAATCAATGCAATTAATGCATTATATAATTTAATCGGTGATGATGTATTGTTTGATAAATTAGGTGACTTAGCAGATGAAGATTCAGAAGCTGATGCACGTGATGTAGTTATGGATTGGGTACAAGAAAACAATCCAACAATTTATCAACGAATTATGTCTGTAATTGGCGATGAAGATACAGCTGATCAAACAGTAGATGAAGGTTATGATGATGGAGAAAGTGATAGCAGTGATGCAGTACAATCAGCAATTATTCGTCGTATTATGAATCAACACTTAGATTTACTATCACAGTACGGCCCAGAAGCAATTACAAATGCAACTAAAGATGTTGCTGATTGGGTAGGTAACGTTGAAGAAATTGGTAGCAGTGATGTTAGCGCATGGGTTAAAGAAGTTATTAATAACTTAGGCGGCACTGACGAAGGACAGATAAATGAATTAGAAGGTGATGCCTTAGCAGCCTATGACAAATATAAAAACAATAACCAAGATGAAATAGAATTTGAACGTGACCGCGACGAGCCAGATCAAGATGATGGTAGCGATATGCAGTTTGACCAAGATAGAGATGAAGATTTGCCACAATGGGCAGAATGGCCAACTAAGAACAGTGAAATGGATGAAAGCAAAATGTCTGATATGGACATTGATGTTAGCGACTTAACAGATCAAGAATTTTTAGAAAAATACAATCACACTAAACAACAAGCAATGGATGGCGATTGGGAAAATCACTACGAACCAGAAACAATGCCAGAGCCAACTGATGAATCAATTGGTGATGACTACGTAAACAAAGATGAAAAAATGAAACGTATGGGTGCAAAAGATTTAAGCACATTAGACAAAGTTAAAATCATGCCAAGCCAAATGAAAGCAATGGCTAAAGGCGATGACGAAGGCGACTTAACAGCATACAACAAACAATTTAACGAAGAAATTGCACAAATGCGCAAAATAGCAGGTATAAAATAGTAATAAGCAGTTTTACCAAAAGGGCACTTTTTAGTGCCTTTTTTATTGACTCTGCTATCAATATAACGTATTATTATTGTATAGGTGATAAATACTATTGTAGGTAGCGGGAAGTTACTTATATTAAGACCAACTTAAAACAACAGGAGTAATACATATCATGGCAACATCATTAGCAGAAATCAGAGCAAAGTTACAAGCGCAAGACACACGTAGTTCAGGTAAATCATCCACAGGCGGCGGCGACAACGCAATCTACGCACACTGGAATATTGACGAAGGTGCTACAGCACGTATCCGTTTCTTACCAGATGCAGATCCAAAAAACACATTCTTCTGGGTTGAACGTAATATGATCAACTTAGAATTCGCTGGCATCAAAGGTCAGACAGACAGTAAAAAAACAACAGTACAAGTACCGTGTGTTGAGATGTGGGGTGAATCATGCCCAATCTTAGCAGAAGTGCGTACATGGTTCAAAGACGCTTCATTAGAAGAAATGGGTCGTAAGTACTGGAAAAAGAAATCATATCTATTCCAAGGGTTTGTACGTGAAAACCCATTGAAAGATGATAAGACACCAGAAAATCCAATTCGTCGTTTCATTATCAGTCCACAAATTTTCAACTTGGTTAAATCGGCATTGATGGACCCAGAGCTAGAAAACTTGCCAACTGACTATGCAGGTGGCTTAGATTTCACTGCAACTAAAACATCTAAAGGCGGTTATGCTGACTATAGTACTTCAAAATGGTCACGTAAAGAATCTGCATTAACTGTAGATGAAGCTGAAGCAATTGAGAAACATGGTTTATACAACCTTGCTGACTTCTTGCCTAAACGCCCAAACGAAGCAGAGCTTAAAATCATGAAGGAAATGTTCGAAGCATCAGTTGACGGACAACCATATGATGAAGAAAAATGGGGTGCGTACTTTAAACCACGCGGTTCATACACTTCAAATGCTCCAGCAACTACTACATCAAATGATGTAGCTGCGCAACCAGCAGACCGTGCAGTTGTTTCTGAGCATGTTGAAAGCACTCCGGCACAAAGTTCTGGTCAAGGCTATGTAGCACCTAACAGTGGTGCAGTAGCAACAGACGTTCCATTTGAAGCAGATGAAGTAGCAGTTAGTGCTCCAACAGCACCGGTTACTACTCCAGCAAGCGGTGGACAACGTGCTGAAGACATTTTAGCAATGATTCGCAATCGTCAAAAGACAGCTTAGTAGTTAATGTATAATGGGGGCGCAATGCCCCCAATTCGATTAAAGGATAATTCTATGGCTAAGCCATTCGACGTAAGTAAATTTAGAAAGACCTTGACTAAGTCTATCGACGGGTTAGGATTTGGGTTCAATGACCCAACAGATTGGATTAGTACAGGCAATTATGCACTTAACTATCTAATCAGTAGTGATTTCAACAAAGGTATCCCACTGGGTAAAGTAACAG